GTAATTAATATGAAATCATATACAATTCGTGTTCCCTTTCATTCCGTTCATGAATTCGTTGTGTTTGGTGAAGACAAACAGGATGCCGTCAGAGTTGCACAGAAGGGATGGCCAAAACTTTCCCAATACTGCGAATGGGAAAAGGCCGCAGTCTGTTTGACGTCAGACGTTTTAGAGAAAAAGGACGGTTGCCATGAACACAACCCCCATGCGTGAGTTCAACCACTTCCCCATCATAGAGGGAAAAGTCGGCAACGGCGTGAAGTTCGAGCGCATCCGGCGCATCACGGGCTACCTCGTCGGTACGGTGGATAGGTTCAACAACGCCAAACGCGCCGAAGTCCGCGACCGCGTGGCGCATCTGAAAGTTTCTCCGGAGGCGCACAATGAAACTCCGTCACGGCATGACGGTGATGACGGCCCGCTACGCCGTGGTGCTGCGGGGCCGGAACCAGTGCTTCCCTGACCAGTGGTGGGGGCACCCGATCATCGAAGGGAAGATCATGAAGCGGCACACCATCGTGCTGAAAGCCGAGGACGTGGTGGCCCTCCCCGTGCCGGAGGGTTTCCAGCGCGTGTTTCCGGGATTGTTGAAGGGATAGCATGACGCAGCTTGCCTTGTACGAAATGCCGAAAAAGGAGTGTCGGCGCGTGGCCATTTCGGTGGCGATACCGAAATGGCTTCCGCCGTCTCTGGCCTTGTGGCTCCGTCAGCGCATGGCGGAGCGGCCGGAGGGGAAACTGACCGTGGCCACCCGGTTCTCAAAAGGGGAGCGGGCCGCGATGAAGCGCCGCAGGCCCGTGCCGATCAGCGCATGGGCGGAGAAGCACCGCGTCCTCGAAATGTCGGCCATCCGGGGCCGCTGGCGGAACGTGTTTACCCCGTACCTCACCGGGATCATGGACGTGTCCGGACTTCCCGGCGTCGAGACGGTCATCATCTGCAAGAGCCCCCAGACGGGCGGCTCGGAGTGTGGCCACAACATCGTCGGGTACTGCATCGACCGTCTCCCCGGCCCGGTGATGTACGTCTTCCCGGATGAGCTGACCGCCCGCGAGAACGCCAAAGATCGCATCATCCCGATGATCGAGGCCTCCCCGCGCCTCCGGCAGTACATGACGGGCTACGGGGACGATGCCTCCAGCCTGCGCATCAACCTGCTGCACATGCCGATTTACCTCGGCTGGTCCGGTTCCGTCTCGCGGCTCGGGAACAAGCCCATCCGCATCCTCATCCTCGACGAGCTGGACAAGTACAAGAACCCGAAAAACGAGGCATCGTCCGAATCGCTGGCGGAGAAGCGCACGACGACATGGCGGACCCGGCGCAAGGTCGTGAAAATTTCGACCCCGACCACGGAGGACGGACCGATCTGGAAGGCGCTCACCGAGGAAGCTGGCGCCCGCTTCGATTTCTGGGTGCGCTGCCCGCACTGCGGCTTTTTCCAGCACATGGATTTCGAGCGCATCGCATGGCCCGGAAAGGACGAGGAAAAATCACCGGACGCCGAAACCGTGTTGGCCAAGCGGCTGGCCACTTACGCCTGTGAATACTGCGGCACGGTGTGGGATGACGGCGACCGTGACCGGGCGGTCAGGGGAGGGGAGTGGCGCGAGCGCACGTCCGGCCTTGAGCTGATGGCCCACGTCGCCGCGCACCGTCCCGTGAAGGTGGGCTTCCACATCCCCGCGTGGCTTTCATACTTCGTGAGCCTGTCCGAAGTGGCCCACGCATGGCTCAAATACAAGGAGAGCGGAAAATTGGACGACCTCAAGAATTTCAGGAACCAGTATGCCGCCGAGCCGTGGGTGGAGTCGCACGCGGCCCGCTCGGAAGACGCCATCCTCGCCCTGTGCGACGACCGCCCACGCGGGAAGGTTCCCGGCCCGGTGGACGGAAAAGAGCGGGTATCCGTCCTTCTGGCCACGGTGGACACGCAGCAGCACTATTTCCGGTACGTCATCCGGGCCTACGGCTATGGCGAAACCGAGGAGAGCTGGCTTGTGGCGTCCGGCTCGGCGGACAACCTCGCGGCGCTGGAGGAAATCCTGTTCGGGAGCGTCTACGCCGACCCGGACGGCAGGGAATATATGGTCAAGGCAGCCATGATCGACGCGATGGGCGGGCGCACCGCCGAGGTCTACCGATGGGCCGTCCGTCATCGGGGCCGCGTCTTCCCGTGGCAGGGCGTCCGCTCGATGGCGCAGCCCTACACCCCCTCGCATCAGGAGTATTTCCCCGACGCCAAGGGCAACAAGGTCAAGATCCCCGGCGGGCTGATGCTGTACCGCTGCGACGTGACGTTCTTCAAGTCCGATCTGGCGTTCAAGCTCGGCATCCACCCGGACGACCCCGGCGCGTTCCATCTCCACGCCAATGACGGCGGGCAGCTTGAGCAGTACGCCAAGGAGCTGTGCGCCGAAGTGTGGGACGACGAAAAGCAGGGATGGGAAAACCCGGCAAACAAGCCGAACCACTATTGGGACTGCGAGGTCATGCAGCGGGCGTTCGCGTTCATCCTGAACGTCCGGCATCGGCGCAGGCCCGACGAGCAGCAGAAAAAGCCCGCCCGTCCCCCGCGCCCGTCCGAACGCGGCGGGGGCGGCATCGGTTCGCGTCTGGCGAACCTGCGGAGGTCGTGATGGCGCTGTACGACCTGTCGGATCGCCTCAACTGGCAGCAGGCTTGCGAAATCCTCGGGTGCAGCAAGGCGCAGTTGTACCGGCTTGTGAAGGAGAAAAAGATTCCTGTTTATGGAACGGGAAAAAGATATCGATGGTATTTGAGAACAGATTTGAAACTATTTTTAGAAACAGGGTATTGTGAGAAAAACGACTTGACAAATTAA